TATAAAAATGCCAAAGTGTAGTATCAACTAAGTATCAAAGTGTAGTTCTCAAGGAGAGAACTTCGGATACATCATCAAGTATACGCTACTTTTCAGATGTGTCAAGAGTACTTATTGCCCAGACCAGGCAAAAATAGTACAAGATTTTACGCAGTTTTACCAGCGGCTGGTATGACCCATCCACTTACGCATCTGTGCCATTTCACGATTATGGGCACGGATTTCTTCTGGATCTGGTTGTGGTTGCAGACTGTCTGGTGTGCCTGGTATGGCACTCTGGCTGCTACCACCAAAATAATCTGGATTGTCTGCTTCGGTCAAGCCACCCAGCACATTGTCCAAAATCTTTTTGATTCGCTTAGGTGCCTTGGCGTGTGGATACAAGTCCTGGATTATTTGCTGGCGTGTGGCGTCATCACTATCAGCATACATGTTGCGTATTTTACTGGCACTATCTACCTCTTGTCCTGCAATGGCAAAATCCACTTTGGGTACAATGTATATGTATCCGTGTTTGCTCATGGGCTGTAGCGAACCTGGCTTGTATGGCTGGAAGTATCCAGGACTGCCGTCCTTCTTGGGAGCAAAATTAAAACGGTCACGGTCCTTTTCACTCACAGCAAACACAACCGCAGTGGTTTCAGGATCATAGTGGTCAGTGATTTCTCGGGCCTGATATGGACTACGAACTTGCACAAAGCGGCCGCGTGGAACTCCACTCTGGTTGGCAAGAAATTCTTTGTCCTCGTAGCCAAATGGTCTTTCAGTTTTACTATCAGTGGCGGCCACGAACACCTCACTGTCAGGAAACTTTTTAGCCAGATGGTCAAACACACTGGCGTGACCTAAATGGAATGGATGGAAGCCACCAGGATAGATCACCAGTGTTTCCAGGTTGTCGCCTTGTGCTTCGCTGACCTGCTGCTGACGGCTGGCCAAGTTCTGACGGGCAAAGCCCATACGATTCACAAACTTGTAACCATTGCTCACAAAACCCTCTTGTGTTTGTGTGCCATCTTGTAGATAACCCTGCACTGGACTGCTGGCTGCTGCACGATCCAGATCATCAGTCACGCTTTGTTTCAAATTGTAAATGTCAATCCAGAGTTGGAATGCTGCTTGAACTGCCTGACTGTTCTGTTGTAGGTATTCTGTGAGTTTGGCTCTCATGCGGTCTGTCATGGGACGTCGCATGAAGTATTCGTAGAAGCCATCAACTAGATTGTCTAGGTTGCCGCCCACAATGCGGCGATTTAGGTATGTGGTGAATAGTTGCTCAAATGCTGATCGTGCTTGTGGTGCACCATTCATGAATTCTTGCACAACTGGGCCCAGACGAGCCACACTATTTTTAGCCTTGGTCAGCAGGCCACGATTGATTTGTATACGTGGTTGAACTGGCATAGCACTGGGCACTATGGCCACATTGCTGTTGTTCTGTAGTCGGCCAATTGTGCCGTTTAGGCTGGTAGCATCATCAGTGCTGGTGGCATTGGGATCCAGATACTGATGTACTGCTATGCCTGCTTGTTTGTTTGTGAGCAATTTACCCACATCGCTGTTCGTATCCACTGTGTATGTGATGCCATTGGGATTGGCTCGGAAACGATAAACACCATTTTCATTCTGCAATGGTCTACTAAACAGTAAGTCTCCCCAGTAGTAACCTGGACCAGCCTTGCTACTAGCACGTTCCAGGCCTGGCCAAATTTCTTGTACTATTTGAAGCAAACCTGTTCGTGCGGCATCACCACGAGACATTTCGTACTGTGCCCAGGCTTCTGGACTATGCAGTTGTCGTGCTGCCGGATCACGCTTGTTGAACATGTGCTTGTCCATGATGGTGAACCTGCCATCAGGGCCGCGACCAAATATTAGTGCAGGATATCCATCCCACTTGATTGTCACAGTGCGTGGATCACGGGCTGTGGCCTCAATAGCCTGAATGGCTCTGGCACCGGCATCTGGTTGCAGAAACACATCATCTTCAGGATGTGGTAAGTGCCCCTTGGCTTCAAATAAGAATTGATATGCTCTCATCGCAAATATTTGCTGTATTGTTCACCCAGAATATTTTCAGCCAGTGTGTCTATTTGTTGTGACAACCCATGTGGCAAGCGGCTTTCGCTTACATCATCTGGGCCAGGCGGTTGGCCAGGTTCCCGTGGTTTAGTGCCAGTCTGCTGCTGGGTTTCTTGACCACTGGGTTGTTTTGTCCTTGGTGGCGGTGCTTGAAACCATGAACCCCTGCGTATTTTTTTAGGATCCAAGCCCAAATCATCATACTCAACATAGGGATGTTGTGCCACAAGAATTTCAAGTGCAGTTCGCCATAAGCGTTCTTCATCCTCAACAGCATAGCGACCGATACGGAAAAGCCAGTTGTATATGCTGTAGTACAATGCATCTATTACTGAATCTTTGGCATAACGGCGCATGACTCGTCTTTTATCTGGTTCTTTCTCAAAGATTTCATAATAAAGCGGAGCGTAAATACCTGCATAGTGAGCAGCAACTTTAGCCTTTTCACGGTCTTCTTCTTCTTGGCTCTTATAAGCTTCTTGCTGGATACTTTCATTTGTTTTCATAGGAACAACATTTAATCCCCCGGCCTTTTCTTTTTCAGGGTTCTCTGGCTCTGGCTGCATCTCAGGTTGTTCTGGTTGTTTTTGAATATTTGTATTATTATTTTTTGCTAATACTGACTGCTGTTGTTTAGCTCTGCTATAAAGAGAGTGCATAAATTGATCTAACTCGCTTCTTACTGGTTCTGCTGCCACATTTTTTTTCACAGTGGGTTTCTGACCTGACAAGTTTGCAATTTCAACGTCTTGAACTGCATCGTGGTGTTCAATATCTTCAATTTTTGCATTTATTTTTTGTATCGTTTCATTTTCTAAATAGTCAAGTCTAGCCTTGCTACGTTTATACTCAGCTTGAGTACCGCGGCGACCTGCTCTTACTGCTGCATCAATAACTTTCTTATCAATTTCTTTATCAATATTTTTTTCACGTTGCTCTAGATCAGCCTGCCCTTTTTCCAACTCTTTCAGTTTAGCAATAACATCAGTTCTGCTCATTTCTGTTTCACGTTGCCCTGCTTCTACTTGCTTGAGCAAATTTTCAACACGTTCAACATCATCAGAACCAATTTTGTTTGAACTGCTTATAACATCAAGGCGTTGTTGGAGTTCTTGGAACTTCTCAGGATTAACACCTTTGGTCTTGAAATCTTCAATTTGCTTTTCAACTTCAGTTTTCAATCTTTGATATTGTTCTGGACTAATGCCTGCTTTATTTTTTATTGCATCTACTTGTGCAAGAATATCCTGAACTTCTTGACCGCTCACACGGCGTTTTTCAACATCTGCTCGTAATGAACCACTTAGATCACGAAGTCGGTTTATTTCTGCATCACTCTGAGCACTATGAGTTTCCAAATCCTGAAGTTCTTGACTCATTTGCGAAACTTGAGAACGAAGTTTTTCATTTTCTTGACGCTGGCGATTAATGACCTTGTTCTGATCTAAATCTCTGCGATCAAAGTCCTCAAGTTTATCTGAAAGAAATTTGCTTAGGGCATCTTCGGGACTTAAATCGCGATACTTACGTTGAGCCTGGAACATTACGTCCTGGCTTTGAGGGATAGCTCGCTTGATAGCTTTCTGTTCAGGAGCATCACGTTCCATGATACTTGATTCAACTATATCCTGAGCCCAGGAATCAAATTCATTTAATTCACGCATATTAACCTCTATGACCAGCAAGTTTTAGCAATCTAGCAAGAACATCAGATTCTGCTAAACTATTGGGATTTTCAGCAGCCCGTGACGTTTTAGGAGCAGACATTTTATCAGGTTCAGGAAGATTTTCAGGTGATTGTTGTTTCTGTACAGGTTCCTGTTGTGTTGGGGGGACTTCAAGCTTGTCTAATATTTTGTCATACACAGGATTATCCCGATTCTTTTCTAACCAACCTAAAATCACAGGTCTCGCATCATTATCTGGATCAGCTTGTGCAGCCTTTCTGAGTTCGTTGTAGAGTGATTCATTGTCGATTATGCCTTCAAGTTCGCCAATTGCACTGCTAGCATCGGCTCCTACTGGCATGGGTTCGCTGTCTCTACCTACTAAATCTACTAGATCATCAATTTGGCCACCACTGACTGGCAGGAGTTCTTCGTTTATTAATCCATCAGCCCAACTTTCAAACTCTTGAACTTCAGTCATTTCTGTTATCTGTATTCCAATTTTATTAAGCACTGGAATGGCTTTTTCAATGCGAGGATCTACTGTCTTATGGCTGAACATACTTGCAAAATCTGTTTCGCCTTCTGTTTCAGTTAGCATGGGTTGCCAATTATCAAAGTATGAATTGTAGCCGCGGCCAGTTTGTAATTTGTGCATGGTTTCACGCAAACAGCCATAATGGCTGCGAGCACTTTCTACCACTTTACCTGCGCTTTCATTGAAAGTTTTAGTGCGAGTGGCTCTTACAAATCCGCCGAGATTTTTAATATCTTCACAAATTTCAGCGATGTGATTCCAGCGTTCATCACGGTATTGACCACCTTCAACTATGTGACGGGCAAATGCACGACCCTGACTGGGCTTTACAGTGGGGCAGAGTAGTCTTTCTCCCACCGCTGTTTCGACAAATATTTTTTCAATGAATCTGTAGCGTTTGTCGCCCTCTTCCAGAGTTTTGTTATGTTTTATAACCAGTTTTACATCACGAGGTGTATTATCGCTGAAACTAGTGCGACGAGTTCCATAGTAACCCTCCTCTAATTTTTTACTTGCGGCTCTTCTTTTCATATCTGCTTCAAGTCTATCAATATTTTTAATAGAAAAAGCCAATTGTCTGCGAGTGGCAAACTTCTTTAATTGCTTTAAAAATTGTGTCCATTGACTTTCATCACCCATGTCTTTAGTCACGCCTCTATCAACCGAATGAGTTATATCGTCATTGAAATAAACTTGCATTTCCTTCATGCCGTTTATAGTAATAGTCACAGTACCGTGATCTATATTGTCTTTAATATAGTTAAACTGAATGATCTCAGCATCATCGGGCAGAGGAACTACTTTTCCACTACTGTCATATGTTTTAGGCTGAAACCCTTTGGTATCCAGCAAATCATAGAGTTCTTGATTGATTGATTCGTTGCTTTTGGGCATTTGTTATTTTCCGCAATATACAGTATTTATCTGCCCTGTTGTAATAGGTCAGTTTAGAAAACTGCAATAAAGGGCATGGGTTCTATTTCTTCGCTGTGATCCCGGATATGATTGTCTAGGTCTGCATGATAGCTTTGTAAGTGCTGGAACAAGCGAACTGCCAACAAAGCCGACATAACTAAGTCGTCAGTTTCCCCTAATTTAGCAGCATAACTGCCGCCGCTAGCAACAAAAGTCTTGAGTTCGCTTATTAGACTGCCACTGAATACAGTCATTTTGCCACTTTCAAGCAAGTTTTTAAACTTACTGCATGCTGATAACTTGGTTTTCTGGGTAGTGTTGAAGCCCTTGCGATATCTACGGGCACTGCCTGCCACTTTGGGTTCGCTCAACATTATTCCCGGAACATTTTCTTCACCGTATTCAGCCAGACTTATAAGTGCGGCTTCACCAATGGTGTTGTTTTCCATACTGTAATACAGGTTGTTGGGTTCACCTGTACATTCAATAATATGCTTGTTTATGTCTGCAATCAGTTTTATCTGTTCTGGGATCACTGTACGATTGTGACGCCATTCTGCCACTTGTGTGGTAGTGTCTGCTTCAAACACTTGAATGGCGGCGGCATCACCACCTGTGCCCAGACTGGGATCCAGTGCTGTGACATAGATATGCCCACGAGTGGGCTTACGGAACCAGCGAACTTGGCCCGTTTTGTACAAATGGTCCGTGCCTTCCAGGTCAGCCAATTTGGTGCTGTTGATCAGGGTTTCTTCATCAATGATGAATTCGCACTGATGCTCACGACGGAATCGTTCATCGCCAATTTTGGATCGTTCTTCCTGGGCCCACTTATCATCACGATCTGGATGAGCATCCCAGAGAGCCATGTAGGGACTGAAACCGTTACGACCCAGTTTGGTGGGGTTGCCATACTCATCAACTTTTTTGTTGGCTTGCTTCCAGATTTGAGCAAACTGATCCTCGTCACTGTTGGGAGTGCTGGTGATAATACATTTACCACCTGTAGCCAGTGTGGGACTTATAGCAGTCCAGAATTCTTTAGCGATGGTGGGTCGCACGAAAGCAAACTCGTCCAAGTATAATAATGACAACGACATACCGCGACCAGTTTTCTCTGTGGTAGCTCGGGCTACGATACGGCTTTTGTTTTCAAAGTCAATGTTGCCCTGGTTGTAACTTTCTACACCTGGCTTCAACCACATGGGGCACATTTCATAGGCATAGCGAATACGCTGCATGATTTCCTGAGCACCACTGTACTGGTGGGCTGCAATCAGGATGGTCTTGTCTGTGTTGAACATGGCAAACCATAACAAGTATCCAGCAGCACTGGTGGTTTT